TAATATATTCAGCTTGTTCATTCCATGTATCCATGCTGGTAAAAATTTTAAAATCTCTTATTTTCTTACCATTAACTAAATTGTTGACTTTTTCTACAAGACGATCTATTAATACAGGCTTGGCTCCAAAGTTTGTATTAATATTCAGTTCGAGATTAGGTAACGGATTCTTTTCTAGATCTTCTAACAATCTCCATGTGCTTTGTTGTAATAAAGGCTCGCCTCCTGTGATACGAAGGATCGTTAACGTTTTACGAACTTCGGGCCACCAGCGCCACCATGCTTCAACATAAGGGTTTTCTTCTTCCTCGTAAATCCTAAACCAATCAATATCGTTGCGATGATTTTTAACCATGTCATAAGGACCATGATCTTTTATTTCTTTATAATAACTACTAGAATGTTTAGGATGACAATATCCGCATTTAAAATTACACTCGTTACCAAATGATATTTCGATGTATTGTGGATTTATGTTTTGATCCCAGTCACCTTCTTTAATCTGCTGAAATCGCTCTGGTGTATAAATTGTCGAATTACGTTCTTTTCTATCACTGATATAATCTTCACCCAACGCTTCAATGTTCCAACAGTAATTACAGCCACTAGGTTTTCCACCATTAAGCATTTCAAGGCGTTCGTGTTTTTTTTGATTGGTATTATGTAAAGCACTAGGATCAATAATAATTTCATCCAACGAAATTTTATGTGGAGCTGGATGATAGCAACTATGAGTTTCTCCAGTTTGCAAATAGATAGTCGTATGGTGCCACTTAGCTAAACAAAATGTTGGGCTAATCTCGTTCATTATAGGAATAAATTTTTTAATCCTTACTATATCGTCCATCAAATTGTTCCTTTAACCAATCATAATCATTGATTTTTTTCAGTGTTTCAAGATCAGTGCGATTAGCAGATCCAAAGGCGCGGCCGGCTTGAGCACCAGCGAGAGCATATTCATCTGTAGATTTTTCGCACCATATATCTAACCGCTCTTGTGTTTCTTTATCATCTTGTCGATCAATAACACGACTTGCTAATTTACTACATTCTCTAAAAGCACTTCGCCATGTAGTAAAAGGGTCAGTATTAAATCTTGTAATATTTGATATTGACTGCATGGGTTTAAATTGTTTACTAATGCTAGTAGTCATATCGGGCTTAGACAGGTCCATGTTTTTAGTCATGTCAGTGGGTAGTAATTTTACGCCGCCATTGCCATATTCTAATCCGTTAACTGGGTTACGACTCTTCCATACATGAACAGTAGACTTGGCATTGAAATCATAAAAAGGTATCTGATAATCAAAATCAAAAGTGTCAACTAGTTCAGCATCAGCGTCGACTACCCAGAACATCTCTGTTCCTACCATATTTGCTGCGGCTATGTGCGCTTGGTGTATGCCTTTTACTCCGTTTACTCTATAACAGCGATAACCGTCTGCCTTGGCTAAAAGATTATGCCAATTGTTATCTGCAAACGATTCGTTATAAGATATAAAGACTATATCAAAAGTTTTAGGACGGCTAGCTAAAATATCTATTTCTTTTTTCTTTGTAAAGAAACGATAGTCCCATTCCCGTTGTAAAATTTTGTGGCTTTTATGAAAAATACAAACTCCGTCATAATGGTCGTTATTTTTAAAAACGTGTATGTATTCTTCATCCCATTTAGGAATCACATATTCAAACTTCCATTCATCTCTCAGTTCTATATGATCCCACACTACCCAAAAATGTTTAGTAAAGGCTCGTGATCTTACATCTTCAAATGTTTTGGCGTGTTCTATTTTTTGTGCCCGAGGATATTTTTCCTTGATATCTTCCCAAGTTTTTTCTTCTATTCGAGTTCGACTAACAAAAAATATATCATACATTTTCAGGCATCACATAATAAGTTAACCCAAGATTAATAGTTTCGTCATATAAATCTAATGTGTATTTGCTCTGTGCTGCGTCTAGCCAGGGCCAATCTAATCCTAGATTAACTTTTAACTTATCTCCCAATGATTGTATTTCATCTATTAGGCCGTGAGCATTTACTTCTTCATATGGACGACCGTATTGATTCCATATTCCTCTTAGGATTTCAAAATCTCTAACTTCAACATAATTCCAGTCTGTGCAATTTGCCAACCAAGTTCCTAGTCTAGCACCGTATACTGCATAGATACCATTTTCTTCATGAGCTCCTACTGTTGACCACATCCGTAATCTATGGATATTATGCCACCAGATACGTTCTTTAATTTCTTGTGGAGGAACTTTTACTCCGTCCAGCAGTGTCATTTTAACACCTTCACGGAATCCTGCTCGCCATGCCTGGAAGGGACTACCTGTAATAATGCTTTCGCTATAAACTCTAGGAAAATTACGATATCCATCTTCCCAACAAAAATCTACCTGTGCTCTATCACTGTCTGAATTTTCATGCGTTTTCATACCGAGGACAAAATCTTTCTTCCAGATTTTCAATCCACCGTTACCGTAACGAAGACCATTGATTTTGTTACGACCGCACCATCCATAGACCTGTATCTTAGGATCAGACATATCTAGATCTAAATCGAAAAATTTTGGATCTACTATATTGTCTGCGTCAACAGTAATGAACCAATCAGTTTCTGATAATTCTGCTGCGGCTTTATGTGCATGATCGCTGCCTTTGACTCCGTGAACACGTTTAGCCCAGGGAACTTTATTACACAGATCTGCGTAATGTAGATCTGCATTGGGTTCATCGTAACTTAAAAATACAACGTCAAATTCAACTGTTTTCATTTAATCTCGAATACATAATTTTTAAAAATTCTTCGTGTATAGACGCTAAATTTTTCTGGAACATCTATTTTTAAAGAGATAGATTTTTCCACTATATCATTTATTTTAAACGAAATCATCTCAAAAAGCAAGTTGGGATCATTGTAATCGGTAATCATAAAACTCATTTCGGTTTCACCATTCCAATTTATTCTTCTTTGTTTTATAGGATGAAATTTCTTTGGTAACTTTTTAGTTCCTTTAAATTCTTCGCTTAGTTCAAACTTGATAGTTTTCTTTTTAGAATTATATGAAATGTATACATCTGGCTTTTCAATTTTAGACCATTTCTTTTCGGTTATTCGATGCAGAACATTATCAATTTTAAAAATACTTTTTGTTTCAGTGATGTCTAATTCGTTATTAACTAAGTCGACAAAACAAGAATGTATTTTAATTTTTCCGTCCATGATTAGTTCGGCGGTTTCTTGATCTAAATCTATTACATTTTCTTTAGATCCAAAATAATGATCAGGTCCGACCGCTAATACCGCACCCGAATCTATATCATATTCTGCTTTATATTTCAGAGGAGGAAAATTTAATATTAGTTCTTCCATACAATTTCCTCTAAAATATTAATCATTTCGTCATCAATTTTATCTTTCTCAACATAGTGAACAATATCATGTTGCTCATAGTTTCCTATTTTTATTTTTCCTTTTCGGTTCAAATAAAATCCCACATGATCACTGCATAAGTTTGCAGGCCATGGCCAATTTTGCACCATTGGTTTCATATGAACGATTCTAGGAAATTCAAGGTCGTAGGCTATTTGATCAGATATGTCTAATATCTTTGCTGCTAAGGCAAACGCTTCGTCTGTGCCAACTACCTTTGGTTTCAAATCTGTTAAGAAATTATTAGAAAATTCTGTAGGATTTTTTATAATATGTCTACCTAGTTCAAAAAAATCTTTGGCTAATTCGCTGTCTTTTTTAAAGAACGTATAAAAACTATACAAATTAGGCAATTGATTTTTAGTAAATGCTCGTCTATAAAAATCGTCTATTACTAATTCACCTCTATAGGTATAGCTTTTATTGGCTACATACAATTCACAGTTGTCTATAAAATAATCAATCCAATGACTGTAGTCTCTGGTAAACAACATGTCTACGTCAAGACAAACTGTGTTTTCAAACGGGGTAAGTTTGTCCATCCAAGATCTTCCGTCCCAGAAAGTTTCTTGATTCCATTCTATAACATGGTTGAACACCCAAGAGCTTTTTAAATTTTTTAATTTTTTTCTATCGTCAATAACTAACGCTACCTGATCGTAGCCCGGACGTTGTGTATTTTTTATACTCAATGCCAAAGCATAAGCTAACTTAAGATAGTCTATTTCTGGATGTTCAGAAACTACTAATAGATATCCAAACTTCATATTAACTCCAATAATGTATCTGCATGTCTTATAATGCTTTGTTTATTCATTACATGGACATCCATGTCTTTTATTGATGCTACACAAAATTTATCACTGAGCTTAGGAGAAGCCAAGAATACTAATTTTCCATTTCTATCAACAGAATGTAAAATATCTTTGTCTAAGGTAGTTAGTATCGGTGGCAAGTCTGAAAACTTGTCTGTTTCAAAACCTCCAAGTATATGTTTGGCTACACTAAAAGCAATATCGTTCCTAAATTGTGCTGTAGAGAATCTAAAAAGATCTCCGTAAAATTGATATTTTTCTTTTACTAATTCTACAGTTTCAAAAAATAATTTCGAATAATGGTTTTTAGTAAACATAACAGTAGTGGCCCAATTCATATGTATACCGGTATCCGAAATATATCGATCATGGTAACCTAATCTAGAATCGTCTACTATATCGAAAGCAGAATTTCCAATCAAAATATCAAAATCTAAATCCCAATAATGATTTAACCTATCAGAAAATATTAAAAAATCGCTGTCTATAACTAATGTTTTATCGTAAGGAGTCAAGTCCCATGCAGAACATCTATTAGAATTAACAAACGGAACAATCTTATTGTTTAGCCCATCATATAATTTTCTCTTGTTATCAGTTTCCGGTTTGTCAATTGATATAATTTGATCAAAGATCTTTGCGGCTAATTCAAATTTTTTAGAAGTTATTAACCAATCAACTGTTGTAGGATCAGTTACTAGTGTTGCTGATATACCTAAGTGCTTTTTAGCAAGTCCGCCAGAGATGATTGACATTAACGCATAGTCAACGTCTCGATTATTATGAGCAAATATTAAAACACCCTTTTTCATAGATCGACTAATTTTTCAACTGATCTACTTTTTTTAATTTTTTGATATTCTTCGTAGTATTCTTGAGTAGCTGAAAAATATCTATCCATGATCTCATCTCTAAAAGATTCTAAATTTTCTATGAGGATTGGATTTTCATTGCTGTCGATTATTGGAACACCTGATGTTCTTCCTTGATCTATCAGCATATTAACAAAAGAAATTAACGTTCTATCAATTTTAAACAGGCCTCCGGCATGGCCGTAGGTTAATCTAGAATCAATTTTTTCTTTAAGGGTTCTTCTTTGGATTGATAGTGTTTGCCTGTAATTGGCAAAATCTAGAGCTTGTTTGAGATGCTCTTGCATAATTTCTCCTAGTTATCTGCGCAGTTTATTTATTTTGCTAGATAACTGAAGAAAAAAATATTAAGCTATTATTGCACCTAGTGTTAGAGAGGGAGATTCTACTGTGAAATTTCCAGCAGTGATCGGTTGCATAACTCCGAATGCTTCTAGAGTTTCAACTGCAATTTGGAATGTTCCGTCGACTGAGTCAGGGCCGCCACCTAGTCCAACGTGTCCGTCGACAAACTCGATTAAAAATTCTATTGTGTTAGCAGTTCCTGTAGAATTATTTGCTACAAACGGAGTTCTTGCATAGATTTTATAAGTGTTTGATCCGTATGGTGATGAAGCTGATGCAGAATACCAAAGATTAAATGTATTAGTGCATCTATAAAAGTTTTGTCCGTCGCCGGGTGAGGTTCCTGATCCTGGAGTATTTCCTCCCCAAGATTGCTGTCCAACCGAAGCCAAAAGATTTCTCCAAGATAAATTTTGGTTAGTTGCTGATCCTGCAGATTGAGCCGATGTAAAACTAATAGTTCCGCCCGAATTAAAGAAATGCCTTGCTTTTTCTGCAGAACTAAAACTTGCGGTGATAGTGCAATTAGCCAATGATGTCCATGCTGATCCGTAAAGTCCTGGCCACGTAGTAGAAGTCGTTCCTTTATTAACTGTAATTCGTTGGCTAGAGTGAGGTGTCGAAAGCCTATTAGCTATTAAGGTATTTGCAAAAGTGTCAAACTGGCTTACTGGTGCTGTAGTTGGATCATATCGAATAGTATCACCTTCCACTACAGAAACTAGAGCAGGGGCTGATCCGTTTAAATGGACCCATGCATTTATAATATCATAACGCAAATTGGCTATATGATTTACTGTTATTCTATTAGATTCTGTTACCTGTGTGCTTTGTAGCACCTGTCCATAACCATAGGTGGAATTTGAGGTAAGGCTTGTTCCGAGAACACTAGCTACTTTGTCTCGTATGTTGTTATAGTCAGTTTTTGATATCTTATCATTTACCGCTGGCATCTGTTATTCCTCAGATGTATTTAAAAGATTACGTAGTGCTAATCGCTGAAAGCGAATAGCTTGGGCTATTTACGGTAAATGTCCCCGATGGTTGCATCAACCCTGATGCTTTTAATTCGTCTACAGTAATTGTTATTGTTCCGTCAACTGTTCCCGAAGGAGGATTAGTTCCTGCGGGAAATCCAGAAGATACATCTGGGTCAACATAATCGTCTTGCAATGTTATTCTAATTGTAACCGAAGTTGCTGTGCCGCCGGAATTGTTGGCTACATTACAAGCAGCTTCTAATCTTACAAAATTTGAACTATACGGAGTAGAATATGGCAAATAATAATAAGTTTGATAGGAATTTGTTAAGGTATAGTAGTTTACCAATGTTGGATAATTTCCAGAAAATCTTTGAACACCAACATTGCTTAATAAATTGGTCCAAGCATTATTTTGTTGAGTAGCACTTCCGCCCGATCTTGTGGCACTGATTCTAATATCTCCTCCGCTATTGAAAAAATATCGTCCTTCGTTAGCTGAAGAAAATGTTAAAGTTAACACTGCCTGAGCCTGGGTCGTCCAAGTTGCTGAAGTAGTTTGGGTAGCTTTATTGCTGATAACAGATTGTCCTGTTCCGATGTTAAATCTATTAAGGAGTGCTGCGTCTGCTAACGAATCATAGTTGGTATTTGGATAGCCGGCTCCGTAATTAACAACATCATCTCGTTGTATATCAGCGATAGTCGGCAATAAGCCATCTTGGTGAACCCTAATGTTAATTAGGTCAGTTTTTAATTCGTCCCATTGTTGTGCTGTAATTAGATTTCCCGCAAAAACAGGAGAGCTTAGTATAGCTTGACCATACCCCCGTGGGCCTGATCCAGTTCCAAGTATACTAACTACTTTATCTCTAATACTGTTATAATCCAGTGAAGAAATTCTAGCTGGAGTTTGAGAATCTAATTTTGGCATTTTATAAAATCACTGCTTCAATAGTCTTTGTTGATATATCGTCACTGCTTTCTAAAGCAATTGCGAATACATCGCTAGAATGTGGAACTCCTGCTACTGCACATCCCTGATTAGATGCTACTAATCTATCTCCCTTTTTAACTGCTCCTGTTACTTTTACTGGAACACGACCTTTAAGAGCAACATAAACGCCGCCTTCTAGGTCTTTATTCATCATAAATGCTGGATTTGCACTAATAACACCAATTGCTCTCTGACCCCATGTGCTGGCTGTGATTTCTTTTTCGCCACCGATCACCATAACTGTGCCAACTTCGTAGTCTGCATCTGGTAGATATTTTTCTGCTAGGTCTGCATATCGAGCTGCTGTTGCTGTTCCGTCAAACAATACTGCTACTAAATTACCGCTACCGTCTCTGGCAGCAATAGTATTTGCTGTAGCTGTAGTTTTAGCTGATCTATATGTCGGATCTGAGTCTGTAGCAGAGTCATCAATTTTCATTCTAACTGATTTATCAGCTGTTCCAACGAACTGAACTGCTGCTATATTACCACTCGAATCTCTAATCGGAACAGAAGTCTTGTCTACTGCGGACGGAACAGATATACTAGGAGTAATTCCGTTTAATTTAGTTGCGTCATCAGCGATACCTGTCAAGTTTCCTTCAACT